CCTTGATTGATCTGACCATCCATAAAGTATTCTTCAGCAACTTTAGTTGTCTCTGTTGCTAGTCCTAAGAAACCACCTTTAGTTTTGATGTCCTTAGAAATAAATGCTGTCTTCGGATCGTTTGCTTGATAACTTAACTTATATCCATCCTTGTTTGCTGAAATAGCATATGATGTGTAGTCACCTACAGGTATATCTATTTTTGGTAATGCATTCTTATTGTTAGTAGCAATGTACCCTATCATGCCGACATGGGATACAGCAAAAATACTACCAACTACTCCAAATGATAACCACTTCCATTTATTATCCATAATATTCTCCTAGAAAGGCATAGGAACAGGTAAATCAATAGCACCACTAGTGCTATCTGGTAACATGTCTGGTAAAGATCCAGTGACTGAACCTAAGGCTGCTTCTGTAATTTTTGACTTGACGTTTTCGATAATCGCATCCTTGCGTATGAATACGTAACCACCAAGACCAATAACGGTGAGAGATACAATACCACTTGCAATAGCGATTCCATTAATGAGTTTTTGCATCATTCATTTCCTCATAGGAATACTTCATTATATAGGCTATGAGAATTGTAACTGATATTACCAGAATCAGCACCATAATATTGACAGAATGAACTACAGTCATTTCTTTTTAGGATAATATTGGAAACCTTCTGTGACTTCATCAAGTGAAGAAAGTTTAAAGGTAATCATCTTATCCCAAGGAGTATGACTATCCATTAGAACTGCTGCTTTCTTGCCTTGTATTCTCTGAACACATCCAACATATCCTCTGTAGATTGAGTTTTCATCAGTGATTTTAACAGTAGAACCTGGTAGAATCATTTTTTAAATACACCTGTTTTTGCTAGAAAGTAAACAGATAATGTTGTCCAGAAGACAACTTCCAATCCAATGTTGTTCATTATTTAACTAGTAATTTTAACTGCAGGAACTTCCAACTTGATAGTTTGAGTTGGTGCTGCTTGTGATGCTTTCTCTATAAGCATCTCCATATCCTTCTTAGATATGTTCGCTCCACCACCATCACTATTACCTTTCTTCTTACCTCCCGCTTGAATTCCAAAGGTAGCTGTGACTCCTGTGAAGACCGAAGCTATGAAAGTTGGATCAATTTTATCTTGTTCCCAACCTGGTATAGTAACGTAATTTAATGTGAGTATCCCGCCAGACCAGACCAAAATACCTAGTCGTACAAATGTACTAAGGATAGCAAGTTGTTCTTCCTTGTCCTCAGTAAACTCTTTTAGTTTACCAATAGGACCTTTAGGTTTTTCCACTTTAGTATCTGCCATATTTAAATGTTAATTCTGCTTTATTTATCAAGTTCAACTTCCTCTACATCTTCTTCTTTACCTACAGGTTCTGGGTCTTTGTCTGAAGATGGTGCTACCCTTCCTAAGTATGGGTCATAATCAAATAAACCATTTAAAGTACCTTCATCTAACTGAGGTGCTTGACTATCCCAAAAGTTCTTAATACCCATGTAACTACTACGATGGAAGACATCAACATGCTCTGGGTGAATAGAAGAACCCAAAGGAATATGATAAAGCATCAATGGCATGGCATAAGATTTACCAGGATTATAAAGTAAGTCATCAGCAACTGGACGTGGTTTGACTCCACTGTCAAGTTTCCATTTACCATTACGTCTTTCATGAAAACGCATTAGTTTCTCTGCATGGGATCTACGAATAGCATAACAGGCAGTAGAAAAATCATTTACAAATCTTTCATGAAGTCTAGCATGAATAGTTGTAGTACTAATAATTGCCATCTGGAAAATGTCCCAGTCATAAGGTAACTTAGATATAACATGTTTCCAACTAAATCTCCAAGATTTAACAATACTCATATCACAATCATCTTCCATCATGATTGCATACTCACTATCAGATGTTTCTAACCAAGTTTTAATTGCCTTAAGGTGAGAAGTAACACATCCAATTTCACCAGAGGTCATCATCTCAGGATACCTACCAGTGATCACATCACTAAGGTCATCATCTCTACCATCATATGCAGAAATTCTGGTTACATCAGTGAGTTCCCATTCTTTAAATTGAGATTGCATGTATTCCCATCTCTCTGGTTGACCATCAAGATTGATACAGTAGATAGGACCAAATCCTCTTAGTTTTTCTACAGATTTATTTTTAATTACTGGTGGTGGTAGTTCTTGAAACATAGTATGGAAGATTAGTAATGTATTCTTTTAGTTGGTGTCTATCAAATCTTTGGATCTTTTCCCATTCTTTATTATTATGATCCATGTGTGGGTTATTAAACCAAGAGTTTTCAGTTCGGGAATGTTCTAAGTGGTATACTGTATTACCACACCTCTGTACATTATACCCTAACTTTTTAAATCTGTGGTATCTTTCAACATCTTCGGGAGCATATGCTCTGAAGTTTTCATTTTCCATACCACCTTCAATGTAAGACGTAGTATTAAAGAATTGACAAAATCCATATTGTGCGTCATAAGGAGTAGATACGTTGATTAAAGTTTTGAAATCGAAATTATTATTTAAGAAATTAGAGACGACTTCATCGGTTGCTTGTACTCTTTGTTGAGCAGTTCCTCTTGCGTAAGGATACACAAGATCAGCACCTTCCCTAATTAATTTATATGCTTCTTTATAGGTGTTTTTAGGAAGTAAAATATCTGTATCATAATTTACAACAACAGAAGTCTCTACCTCCATCAACATTTCATTGAGAACCTTTTGTCTATGAAACAATGGTTCATCAGTTTTAAAAAAGGAGTGATTTATATTTTCAATATCTCCTTCACAGTATTCTTCAATTTGTGGAAGAGCTGTACTGAAGAAAATGGATTCATTATGATGCTCATGAATAATAAAGTTAGTATCAAATAGTGTGTTAAGATAACACAGAGTTGTAATAACATTCCTAAGTCTATCATCAGATTCAATCCTAACGGGAACAATAAAGGTTACATCTTTTAAATTATCTTTCATTAGGTTTGCCATACTTTTCCCAAAGATATTCAATTTCTTCTTTATTAATCAACCAAGAAGTTCCATCTTCTTCATTTGCAAACTGACCATCATATTTTGTATTAGCACTTACTCTATCATCATGCTCTCGGATAGAAACAATAGTCTTATCAATAATCTTTGGTAACCCATAAGAAGAATAAAGACGTTGGTAGAAATCAGTATCCATAAACAAGTCTACATTATCATCAAAGAATTCAGTAATCTCTGTTCTGAATGTAATGACAGATGGATTACCAATCAAGTTATTTCCTTCAAGTTGATACTTTGCCCATTTAGGTGTACTCGCTCTAAAGTATTCTTTAGTATTCTTAGTGTGATTGTAACCACATGCTGCCCATTGTGTTCCATCTGACATGGCATTGACAATAGTTTCTAGAGCAAGATTTGAATAGAAGAAATCATCCATAAACATAATCTTAGTGATATCTCCAGAAGCAAGTGACAATGCTACATTGATGTTAGGAGAAATTCTACCTCTTCCATAGAAGTTGCGAACATATCTAATCTCAATATCATCAGAATATGCCTCACATACAGTCATAATATTATTGTCTTTACTATGATCAGATACAATGACTTCAAAATCTTGATAGGACTGACCTTTGATGGTTCCCAACAATTCATTCAAATATTCATGACCATGACCACCTGCCTCATGGGTAGGAATACAAATAGAAACTCTCATAATTTTATCCAAGTAGTAGGTACAATATCTTCAGTATTATTTGCAGCAGTATATCCTTCTGTTCCAAACCATTTCTTAGGTGCAATAATCTCTTCACTCTTAGATAAGAAAGCACCCCACCAACTGAAAGAACTATTAGCAATGATGTGGTGTGTACACATAGTCATCAAACACATATCAATTAAATTATTACCTGACTCAGAAACCATAAATCTATTACCTGAAAAAAGTTTTTCTTCCATACACCACTCAGGTTCATCAGAGAAAACAAGGACAGGTAGTTTAGCATCAAACTTTGATAGTGCTTTCTCATAATATTCCATTGAACATGGTGGATGATCAACTGACTTCTCAACATAGTCAGTTCTACGAACATGAAGTGAAATGATCTCATCAAAATCTTCCATCATTTCTTTACAAGGTTCGATAACATCCTTTTTAAATGCGAAGTCTTCACGGATACTATCTTCAATGTCAGCGAAATACTTATGAGTTTGAAAATAACCAAACAAGTTTACATTGTCTGGGCAGTCATCAACATACTTTTGATCATAGTGAAACTGTTGCTCCTGATAATATGTACCAGGAATAAAAGTTTTTGATTTTAAATTAGGAAGAGTAAATGCCTCAAATAATTGATGATCGTGCCATTCATCTTTAAATTCACTATTAGGGATAGTAAATTCATATCCATGTTTATTAGCAATACCTCTCAAGGCAGCGTACTGAAACATCTGATTGCCAAGTCGTCCGTGCCGACCAATATGATTAAAACCTATCATAAGAATTTCAGGAGATTGTTTACACGATTGATGAAGGTATGATTTTCTTTAACATAAGTCATTGCTGCCTTCATGTCAACTGTTCTATTTACCTCTGCATTTAAAAGGTTTTCATACAAAGTATGAGGTGTACCACCAAACACAATATGATCTCCTAATGCTCTTTTCACCAGTGGAGAATTAGTACCAGTAATTCTACCATAAGTAATATTCTTAAACATTCTACACGGAATGTATCCACATTGCAAGTGCCAATCACTTCTAAAGTCAGGACATAAAAACGAAGATCTAATTAAGTTTCTATTCTCTTCATCTGATGCATTCTGAGTAAAAACATCAAACTGAACTTGGTGCTTTTCATTTACAATGTTTGCGAACTCTTGTGCCCACCATGGTCCTTGTTCATAAAGCATTGCAACATAATTTAATTTCTTTCTGGTAGGTACAAATTCAACATAATCATCAGTATCAATTTCATCTGGTAGAAGATCAGTTCCCCAACATTGATAGATTGATCTTGTAGATTCATCCCAATAA